TCTTTGCCGAATTTCTCGGCCTGCTCCGGGCTGTCCACAAAAGCCACGTTGCCTGTTTCGCTGTGCTGGAACATCCATGCTATTGGCTTCATGCGACTACCCTCGATCCTGGAAACTGTTCTTTGATTGCGTCGATCATGTTGTCACCCACCATCGAGTTCGGAATGACCGAGAGCTCGGCGCTGGTGTAGCAGGACACGTTATCGATGGGCGCGCAGTCTTCGGCCACGTTGGCAAACATCTGGCCGGTGGCCTTGTGCTTGTAGAGTACCCAGCCATCACCGCTGTCTTGCGGCTCACCGTAGGGCACCAGGGCGGGGATAAACAGATGAGCTCGGCAGCCCAGTACCTGCTCGGCGTAGGGCAGCCCGCGGTCGTATAGCCCGCAGTGCCAGCCATCGAGCGACGGTGTGGCATAGGCGCATGTGCGGCAGCTCTTCTTGGCCACGCGGTTTTCGTGGCACAAACCAAAGTGATTGCACCATTTGCACTGGTACCAGGTGGGTCATCGACCACGCGCTCGAGCGGCGTGTCGGCATTGATCACCCGGTCGGCCCGCTTCATAAGCGACTCGAAGACGTTCTTATCGAAGTGGATCCACTCGGAGTAGATGTCGTCGGTGTCTTTGTTGACCGCGAGATAGATCGCACGATCGAGCTCGGCCAGGCCCATGTAGACCATCATCTGGGCGAAGTGCTCGGGCTTGGCCCGGCCCACGCCGGACTTGACCAGCTCGCCAAAGCTCTTGGCGTTGTGGGTTTTGAATTCTGCAATGGCCCAGGTCTTGGGCGCTTCGGGAAACCCGCGGCCGATGGCGTCGCACGATCCACCGAAGTGGCCACCGAGCGCCTCGAAGCGGTGCTGCTGCTTTGTCTCGGGATCGACTTCGTAGACTTCGATGCCAAGCGCTCGCAGCTCTTCGAGCAGCAGATCTTCCTCGCGCTTGCCGCGGTTGAGCAGGCGCTTGACGCGGCCTGGAAAGTTCTTGGCGCTCGACCAGCGAAACGAATACCAGAGATCGCGATCGCAGGGCTTGCCGATCTCAGATGCGCCCAGGTGTGGGCGTGGCGATTCGGATTGCTTCTCGTACCAGCGAATGATCGCGGTGGCCGTGGTGTGCTCGTGCACAGATTCAGGGATTGCGGCCATTACGCTTTCCTCGCTTTCAGCATTGCGTCTGCTACTTTGTAAGCCCAGCTTGCGATTTTTTCTTCTGCTAAATACTCCTCACCAATGCCAGAAATAATCCCCTGCATCGCATTAGCTGCAAAATGATCGCGCAAGTCTGTTGCGCTGTCGGACACGTTCTCAAGGTGTTGGTCGATCCAAAGCAGCGCTGTCTGTTTATTGATTTGCTGATCCAGCAGCATCTGCAAAATGTCTTCAATTGATGGGATCATTTACTTGTCTCCGTTCTTGTCTTGGTTGCGCGCATCCCAGATGGCCACGACGATCACGACGATCATGACCAGCACAAAGATGGCAGCGTCTTGGGCGTGCAGGTGTTGGGTAAATTGGTCGATGGTTAGGTTCATGGGTTGTCTCCTTGATGTTTGATTCCCAATGCCCCCGCGTGAGCAGAGGCATCAGGCAGCAAACATTAGGCGGCCGCTTTTTTCCAGACGGGTTTAGCTGCAGCCCTCGGCGCTGCGGCCACGGCTGGTGCAGCAGGTGCGGCGCGCTCGATAGCGGCCTGGCCTACAGCCTGGCGGTGCACTGGCGATCCACCGGCAGCCGAGTAACCCTTGATGCGGTTCTGCGGCTCGTATCCGTCGCGGCCTTCCTCGATGCCGACATCGAGCACGACGGGGATGTTGTGCAATTGCTCGGAGTCCGAGAGCAGCATCACGCCGGTGGCATGACACAGAGCCGAGAGCTGGCGATTAGCGATCTCTTCGGCCTGCTTGTTTTGGTTGCGGATGTTGAGCCGCTCGAAGAGCTTGCGGCCTTTGCCTGAACCCTCGAGCACTTCAAAGGTGATCTGCAGGTACTCGCCGGTGCCCGACTTGGTCTGCTTCATCTCGGATGCAACGGCCATCGAGAGGTACTTGCCTTTGGGTAGTACGTCGTATGCGGTTACGGGTTCGACTGCTTCTGCGTTGAAATTAAGTGATGCCATTTTGGTAGTTCCTTTCAGGTTGGTGGTTGATTTACTGCGACTGCACTTCTGCCATTGCATTGGCGAACGACTCCCAATCCAGCGGCATGTTGGTTAGGCCAAAGCGGTTGCCACCGCAATGGGCTGGGTGCGGCTCGACGTGCAGGATCCGCTCGCCGGTGGTGACCGCCTTGTTTTCTTTCTTGTTGAATCCCGCATCCGATGAGCGGGTCATGACCTTGTAGCCGGCAAAGCCGATGATGTCGGCCCACTCCTGGACCAGGCCGGTGGCCCGATCGTTGAGCTTCAAGGTGTAGATGTCGTAGCCGTCGTGCAGCGGGCTCTCGAAGTGCTTGACCTTGTCGTGCGCGATCAGAATCACGGCCATGTTCTTCTCGGCGCGCAGCGCGTCGAACCCGGCCAGCAGGTTGCGCCATTCGTCGGCCGCGGCGATGTAGCCCTTGCCGTAGCCGGGCGATTCGATGTTGGCCCACTTGTTGGCGGCGCAGACGTGGGCGTGGAGCATGGGCTCAAGCCAATCGAGGCTGTCCAGAAAGACAGATTGAAAATCGTGGTCTTCGGTGAGCAGCGTTTGCATTGCGCTGTAGACATCGTCTAGCGATTGGCACAACGGGAAGGCCGAAGCATCGACCGCGTCGGCGCCATCCTCAGTCAGGATGCCGATGGCGTTGGGGGCGCTGGCCGCAAAAGTAGTCTTGCCGATCTTGCCGGGGCCGGCCACCACGATCTTGGGGGCGCGGGCGCGCTTGGTGCGCTGGATGGATGAGAGGTTAAAAGCCATGATTACTTCCCTTCTTTGTTGGATAGGTTGTGCAGGTTGGTGTCGGCAAAGACAGAGGCGATGCAAAGCAGCGCGCCGAGATAGCGCGTGATCGAGGGCTCGATGAAGCTGCCGTACATCACGATGGCAAAGCCGGTGATGAAAACGAAGTAGATGTAGGGGCGCATGATTAGACCTTCACTTCGACGCTGGCCTTGGCGGCCTTGGTCGTAATGGCAGGGGCGATGACGCGCCAGGCATCGGGCTCGTTGTTGCGCAGGTACTTGCAGCCCGTCTCGTCGAGCTTGGGCTCGATCTTGATCGGGCGCATGTTCTCGGGCAGGGCGGCGGCGAGCTGGACCAGCATGCTCATGTCTGCTTTGTACGAGAGCTTGCCGGTGATGGTGATCTTCACGCCATTGGCGAGCTCGTGGGTCTGGCTGCCTTCTTCGCGCTTGCCCAGGAGGGCGATGATTTTCTCTTCGATCTCAACACGGCGCTTGTTGGCCTTGTTCTCTTCGGTCTTGGCGTCAACGAGATCTAGGACTAGGTGCTCGATGGATACGTCGGTCGTTGCTGTTGTCATGGTAGGTTCTCCAGGTTGGTTGTTTAACTGCAGACTCGATCCTAGCACAACACGTTGCGGTAATCGCAACAACTATTTGAAAAAACCCCCACAAGTTATGTGGGTAATATCCAAAGTACCCTGGCTGCCCAGGCGACTTCCTGGTTCTCGAGCACGGTGCCATCGGGCACCAGTACCAGGTTGTAGAGCGTTTGCTTGTATCCGCGCTTGATCACACCGCGCAGCAGGCGGCCGTCTTTGAGCGCCAGCAGGGTGAGCTTGCCGATGCAATCGTCGGGCTTTTCGTGGGCGCCGGAGATAAACGAGATCCAGCCGTCGAAGATCGAATTGACCGATCGATGCTGGATCGCAAAGGATCCAGAGGGCACATCGGCCGGGGCCACGATCATGTCGTGGGTGCCCTTGGGCATCATCGTGATGCTGCAATCGGATGTGCAGTACCCGGCGATCGGGATCTTTCGGATGTCATCGAGGACATCGATGCCGGCCTGGCGCATCACCTCGGTGACCGGCAGCAGGAATATATCGGCGATCGCTTTGGCCTCGTCCATCGACATGGTGCGCTTGCCGGCCAGCATGTAGGACACCGCGGCGGGGTCCAGGCCAATGCGCTTGGCGAGCTGGCGCTGCGAGATGCCGAGCGTTTTCAGGCGCTCTTGAAACCAAGCCCTGTTCAAAGGCATGATGTGGTAGCTACAGTGAAATGGCGCATCATGTTGCGCGCTTGGCAACGCGGCGTCAAGTGTGGTCAAATTCGGAATGTCAATTTTTCCGTGAGCACACGATGAGCAGAGATTCAAAGCACGCGGGCCAGCCCGCTCGAAGTCTGGTAGACGCCCTAGGCGGTTGTCGAGCAGTGGCGAAAGCCCTGGATCTTGCGCCTTCGACCGTGAGCCGGTGGGCGATGCCGCACCCGCGTGGTACCGGGGGCAAAATCCCGCAGCGGCACTGGCCTCGGCTGTATGTTCTAGCCCAAAAGGTGGGCGTGCGTGTCGCAGCGAACCCATTGCACGGCCTCGTAGTTGTGAAAAGCGCAACGTAGTGTAATAATCATATCGCCGGCTGCACACCCGCGGCTTGATCACCGTGGGTGCGTTTGTCTCTCCGTCCAGAACCTATGCAGCCGGCACCCCTAACCAAGTCAGGACGGAGCGGATTG